CCAACCCTCAATACTTCTTAAACGAAGAATCACAGATGTATATCAGTGAATACATCACAGCCAAAAGATTAAATATTCCCCCAGCCAGTTCTCTGGATGAAATGGATTATCAGCGTTCAGTCATCCTTTCAGTAATTAATGAAGAGATAACAGCCTGTGAAAACAGAAAAAGAGAGATAAGTAATGGCAAATAAATTTATTATAGAAATACAAACCCAGGGCTTTAATAAAGCCAATAGAGGGTTAAAAGATCTAAATGGACAAACTAGGGGATTTGTTAGAAATTCTAATAAAGCCTCTACAGCAACTGCTGGATTTAGAAGAACTATGTCTTCTTTGCGTAATAATCTATTACTTGTAACTTTTGCCTTTGGCGGTATAATAGCAGGAATCAAAAAATTTGTTGATATTTCATCAAGCTTTGAAGCAGTAAAAGTTAGGCTAGTTGGACTAACCGGTAGTGTTCAGGCCGCTGAAAAAGCATTTGACACATTTAACGAAATAGCAGCAACAACTCCCTTCGCCCTTGACGATATCGTAGAGGCAGGTGCATCCTTAACAGCTTTTGGTGTTGATGCTGAAAACATGATTAAACCAGTAGCTGATTTAGCTGCATTTATGGGGACCACTGCCAGAGAGGCTGCGATGTCATTAGGAAGGGCATTCGCAGGTGGTGCAGGAGCAGCAGATATTCTTCGAGAAAGAGGAATTCTCCAATTAATAAAAGATTTTAAAGGGATTAACGATCTTACCAAGGTGACTCTGCCGGATTTTAGGGAAATGCTTATAGAGACATTGCAGGACCCTATGGCCGGTATAGCTGGTAGTACTGATAGATTATCTAAAACCTTTATTGGTAGTATGTCTAACATGAAGGATTCATTGACCAGAATGAGTGCTTCAATAGGTGAATCTTTGATAGATTTTTTAAGCCTGGACGATGTTATTGAATCAATCGGTGACCATGCTAAAAGAATATCTGATAATGTAAAAATGATAAATGATCCCATTAGTGCTTTATCTGAAAGAATGAAGGCGTTAGGGATTAGTAGTGAAAACCTGCAACAAGCTATTATTGAACAGGAAACAAGAGAAGTTGCAAAGGCTATTAAAGAAGAGGATGATGCAATCGCTAATTTATCTGTTACTTTACATAGCTTATTAAGCGCACAAGCTGATGTATCTGATATCTTTAATATAACAACAAAATTATCAAGAGCTAGGGAACATTTTCAAAGAACTAATATAATGTTAATTCAAAATGCTGAAAGTTTTGAAAAACTCGCTAATGCTGTTGAAGTAGCTATACAGCAACATACCCTTCTTGCATCAGAGGCTGATCCTGAAGACTTACTTCCTCTTATTGTTGGACTTGAGAAATTACTACAGTTACAAGTTCTTCTTGCCGGTAATGATCAAATAGAAATAATTGAAGAACCAGAATTCTTGGCCGATTTTGTTGATGCTGTTACTCCGGCAATGTTAGCCGCCGGTGAGAGCATAAGTGTTGTATCTGCGGAAATAAAGACTCTCGGTATAGAATTGCAAAGCATAGAAGCAGTAGAATTTTCTGAAGGTATAAGGGATATTGGGAGATCAATGGATTTCTTAAGCTCGGAGCAAAGGGCCGTTATAACCGGCGTAGAGAGCATAAGTTCAAGTATGGCAACTGCTATTCTAAACGCACAAGATATGGAAGAGGCCTTTAGAAGTGCCTTGAAAGCTATGGCTGCTGAATTATTAGCGCAAGCTGCGACATTTGCATTATTAGATATATTTACACGTGGCACATATGGAACCACTACATCATTTTTAAAATTCGCTTTTGGACACACAGGGGGACTTGTGACTCCAACAGGAATTCAAAAATTCGCAGGAGGTGGGAGTGTTTTAGGTGGAGTGGATACTGTACCGGCTATGTTACAACCAGGAGAATTTGTACTGTCAAAAAATGCTGTCCAAAATATGGGTGTTGAATCCGCGAAGGCAATAAACCAAGGTCAAAATGCAGGTGGTATTACAGTCAACATATCAGGCGGCATAATTCAAGATGATTATGTTCGCAATGAATTAATCCCGGCGATTAATAAAGCTAAAGCTCTTGCATAATGCTTTCCTTTGATTCAAGCTTAACCGATGCCCTAACCACACATAGCACTACTGCCTTTTGGGTGCTAAAATTGTATTATAATGACGAATCTTCTTTTTACGGAGTTTCTGACCAAGATAGAATTGATGGTTCTGACACTTACTATGGGATTGTGAGTTCTTGGGGAAATCTTAATCAATCATTAGACTTCTTTAACTTCACCACTTCAACAGGGAATATGTCTGTCAAATTAATTAATACAGACAATACGATTAACAGAGGTCGATTTAGTGATTTGTTTTCTACTAACAATTTTGCAAATAGAAAGTGGGAACTGTTCTTAAATACGAATAGAGCTGGAACTTATGATACGGCTGCAAGGATGATAGGTACTGGGATAATAAGTGGTGATATTAAATACGATCCAAAGTTTATCACTTTAACCTTGTTAGATAAATCTTCGACATACCATAAACAGCTTCCCACTAATGTGGTAGATTTAGCTACTTATCCCAATGCACCTGAAAAGAATATAGATAAGCCAATTCCTATAGCTTATGGGGACTTTTATGAAAAGACGGATATAGGTACGATTCCAACGTCATATTTTGATAGGTATAAGCAATTCTATAAAGGTGCATTTCCAGTAATTATAACAGATAAATGGAATGTGGGCGATGAAGCAATTAGTGCAAAACTTGACAGTGAAACACCTCACACATTATCTAATGAAAATGTATATATTTACAAAGATGGTTATTACCCTACATTGACAGGTACTGTTTCAAATTCAGGTTCGACTATAAAATTCAGTGGTGCATCTGCTATCGTATATGTACCTTATTCGTCCTCTGGTTCAAGTACGACAAACGTAGGCTCGGCATCTACAACAAATCGTGATAACATGGTTGATGGCTCGTTTTCTTCTTACGCTACATTAGATGCAGATGGTAGTGCTGTTTCACCTTCTTCTACACAAAACGATATGGCATTACCTCAAGTAAATAAATTAGGTGAATATTCAAGCATCAATGGGACGGTTAAACTTGGAACAGTTAATGGGTCGTATTCTGCGTTAAATCATTTAAAGATAGGAACTAATGTGAGTGTTTATTCCGGTTTGAGTACAAACAATGAATTTCAAACTTCATTAGCAGGTAACTATTCGGGTAAAACAGATTCGTGGGATTTTGAGGGAACGGTTCAACACACTTTGTATTCACAATTAAATAACAATGACTTGCAAATCTATGAAAGCGGTGTAGAAATAGGATTTACAATCGAAAATATTGAATCCCATAATGTCCCGGAACTATATGAAGAAACAATTCGCACGGCTGTTTATCCCGAATATGAAGGGGAAATTGAATATGTAGATGAAACAGTAATTAGGACACGAACAAAGACAACCAATTATCCAGCAGAAATTGATTATATTTATTGTTCGGGTAAAGGTCGAAAATACCCTGCCTTTATAGATGCTGATTCAAGGAATCAAGGATATAACGAAACCGACTTAATTGAGAACCCTGTTTTTATGATTGAGGATGCCTTAAGAACCGAACTCGGCGAGACTTCATCTACAATAGATTATGCCGCTTTTGATACATCAGGCAATACGACAAATGGATATATAGGTGATATATTCAACGATACTGTGGGGGATGTTAAGTTTGCCTTTTCACAATATAAATTTATCAATTCAAAAGATTTTATAAATAGAATCTGTAAACAAATTTTATCATGGGTATTTATAAGTGGCGATGGAAAATTCAAAATACGAACATTGCGAAGAACAGGGGATTATGCAAGTGCTGATAAAACTATAGACTTTAATGATATTAGTTTAAAAAGCATTTCAAAAACGTCTTTAGGTGCAGTTCGAAACGATATCACAATTAATTACAATAAAGACTATGGGCAAGACCAGTTTGTTTCTAATGTGAACACTACTGATGCTACTTCGCAAGGGACAACGGTGAACGGTGTAAGTCAATCCTTAAAGTTAGAGTTAGATGCAGACATTTTAGACTCCACAACCGCAACACAATTAGCAGATGCTTATAAGACAATTTTCAAAGACCGTAAAGTAATTTTAGACTTTGAGTGTCTTCGCCCTTATTATAACGATTTAGAGATTGGGGATATAGTTTTATTCTCTAACTGGGATTCAAATATCAAGATTTACGGTGCTGCAATGGGGACAGACTATTATTTAATAACAAGTATATCAAAAAAGCCGAATGGATGTTCGGTGAAGGCAATTAAGGTTTCATAATGGCAAAGAGTTTTATTTATGATAGTATAGGTTTTTCAGAAGCATCTACAGAAGATGGTGGGTTCGTTGCTGGGGCGTTCGATTCAGATATTAGCCCTGTAACCAATCACCGAAGGGCAAACGATATGTCTATCAGTAGCATAATAACTAATTATAATTCTTCTGGGGCAGATACAATAAGGTTTTCAACCAGCAGTTCGCAATCGGCTAACGTGATTGCTTTATATTTTACGTCAGCC